TTTAAGTTCAGCATAGTAATTATCTCTGGAATAAGCAAAAACAATTCCATCTTTAATAGTATTCCATTCTTCTGATTTAATAATCTTTTTAAGGATTAATTGTCTTTTAAGTGCTTCATAAAATAATGTTGAAAATTTAACACGAATTCTATTAATAAATTTTTGAAATTTAAGTTCATCGCGAGTAATTTCTGATGAACGTCCTATTGAGAATGCATCTGCTTCTGTTAAACGTGACATTGGTATGTTTAAAGCCTTATATAACTTCTGTTGGAAATACTGTATATCTTCAATCTCACCTAAGTTTGCACCACCTGGAAGTGTATCAATCTCAGTACCTCTTCCACCTTCTCTACGAGGTAACCAAAAGTCTTCCATAACATTACGATGAATTTTTTCATCTTTAATAGCACCAGTTGCTGGATCATATACTATCTTATTACGATACCTATTCATAGTGTTATTTAAGTATTCTTCAGCTTTACCTTTAGGGAGATTACCAACATCTATATAAAATATACGTCTCTCAGGTGCTCTTGATATACGATAGATAACAAGGGAGTCTTCCATCATACTTAATTGGTTTAAAGGTTTAAGAGCTTTATTTAAATAACCAATAACTTTATCTCTATTTTCGTTTAATAAACCAGAGTTAACTTGAATAATAGCATCTGTATTTATTTTTAATCCTTCACTAGTATTAAACATATTCTCATCTTGGTATAAGTAATATTCTGCACCATCTTTAATAAGTTCAGCACCAGTTTTAGGATCTTTAACCTTTTCAGTTTCTTTAATCTTACGAATTTTTGTAGGGTCTATTGGTCTTAATTCTTTTATACCATCATGTGGTTTTTTATTATCAATAATAACATGAAAAAATAATCTACCATCTACATACCAACGTTTAAATAAATCATATGCATTACTACGAAAATTAGTTAAACTAAGAATTTTTTCAAATTCAATATTAACTAAATCTTTAACTTTGTCTGATTGATTAAGTTTATCTAAATCTAATTTAAGAATTTTTCCAGATTCTACAGTAATAGCTTCATTACATATGTCTTCAACCGCCAAATCAACCTCAGGATATTGAGATATCGTACGGTATTTCATTATTAGTTCTTTATCGTTTTGAAACTTATCACCTTGTAGATCCATGTATTGTCCAAAATATCCACCTGTTGGAGATATTTCAAACGCACCATCTTCGTTATCTGGTGTAAACGATATTGGTTTTTGAGATTCTTTTGGAGTTCTTGAAAACTGCCAGCCGAATAGTGATCTGTTATTGTCTGCCATTTAAATATTCCTATACACTTCTTTTTAAAGATATATTTATTTATACCTTTAAAAAGAAGTGCCCGAAGGCACTCCTTATGTTATATTATGATGATTTACGTTGTCTTATCAGATTCCCAATACTGAACTTGAAGTTCAACTTCAAACTCTTCAATCGTATCACCTGTCTCATAGCTTAGTTCAATTGCTCCTAAGCTTGTAGGCCAAGTTCCTCTCATGTTATAAGTCTTCTTCACTGTACCATCTTTGTCCAATTGCTCAACAACCATATCAGCCATATAAGAACTAGGTTGTGTTAACCCTGTATTCTCTTGGTGCTGATTAATGCCATTCATCCATTGTTCAAAAGAGTTACGTACATTAAAGTCAGTATCGTTAATAACGGTAACACCCCAAGGGTCAAACGTCCTATCACCAGCAATTTTCAATTGACGCCCTCTGAATGGAACTTCAATAGGTGCAACTGTACTTGCCGGTAAAGAAGATGCTTTACACATATATGATGCTAAAGATACATCCGCAGTAACAAAGCTTGGAAAAGCCATTGTAACTTTGAATAAATTAGGTCTAGCACCGCCGCCAACTAGTTTGGCTTTCATATCATCTACGCCTAATATTGCCATCTTTAATTACCTCCCGCGATTTCACTAAACTCAACACCAGTGCGTGTAGCAATGAAGTTAAGTGTAATGTAGTTAATAGATCTTGCAGGTTTGACATAAATATCAGCAACAAATTTATTTGTATCAATTATATTGCCAGTATTATTTGTACCATCACAAACTACTTTAAAGTCTGTAATACCACGTCTTCCTTTAACATCCCTTAAGAAAGGTTCAACCATATTTCTAAATTGAGCCCTCGTAAATTCATCATTAAATTCAAATAATGATGCTTTAGATGCCGCAGATATTGCTTTCTCCAATACAATAAACAATCTGCGAACATTGATTCTATCGAACGCTGATGGTTTAACTTGTAAAGTTTTATCACCAAATAACACTGTTCCTGAGCCTGGGAATGTTACAATTGGGTTTACACCTGTCTTGTATAAAGCATCCCTGCTAGCTTGATTAGGATTAAATGCTAATTTAGTAACATTTCGAACATTACCACGTGTAAATCCAGCCGGTGAGAACCAAGCATCTGCAACTAAATCAGCGTTAGCTGTTAGTCCTGCTGTGGAACCTGCCGCGGCAATCCAACGATACTTATCATTGTATTTGTCATACACGTATAAAGAACCTGAATCTGCAAAGCCATAAGACGTTGAAGTTAATCCAGTTCTCCATGCAGCTACGTCTGTAGCTGGTGCTGCTGCATTTGCTGTAGCATCTCTCTCTGGTGAGACAAATCCTACTGCATCTTTTCTTGCTTCTGCTAGAGCAGTTATATAATTACTTAATGTAATAGTATCAGACGCACTCAATGAAGAGTTTGCTTGGAACACTAAGCTTACAGCTTCTGTTTCAGCATCAGCAAATTTAGCATAAGCTGAAGTAGTTTCACCTACTGTCAATGTATTATCACTAACACCACCACTCAATGTTTGTACTGCTACAGCCACTTGAGTAAATGCTTGATTTAATGCTGATGAACCAGCATCAGTTAAAGCTGCTGGGTGATTTCCGATACGAATGTATTTAGAGATTGCATTGATACGATCTTTATAATATAAAGATGTACCATCACTAGATTTTACATCAGAAGCTTGGCTTAAGTAACTAAATGTTTCTAGTACTGCACCAATAGTTCCTGAAATTGTTCCAGCTTCATCTCTAACTACTACATGGATTTCATCGTTTGAACCACCTACTGCTGCGGCTCCTGCTGAAGTTCCAGGAGGACCTTCAACCCATGATTTCCAATCTGATGACCCATTAAAACTTGTTGGATCAGTTGCATATTCCACATTAACTCCACCACCACTTTCGCCAGGATAACGGGCCATAACCCAGTCTCCAGCTGCTGGTGACAATGTACTAAAATGGTCATCATTTTTTGCTAAAATACCCGTGCCAGATGCCGTAGCATTGACCGCGTTTGAACCTACAGCTCTGACAACTTTTAGCGCGCTGCCATAACTTAAAAATTGGGCTGCCACCAAAACACTTTCATAAGTGTCTGATGTTGGCTTCCCGAACTTTTCGATTAACTCTGTTTCACTACTTACAGTAATTATCTCATCTACAGGACCTGTGTCAAATGAACCAGCCATAGCTCCTATCGTTGAATTTACTGCAGGTACAACATTAGTCAAATCGATTTCTTTTACCTGTACACCAGGTGATACTAGATTTGCCATATTTTTTCCCTTGTCATATTGTTATAAGTTTTCATAATACGTAATTATCTCAATATACTTATTTATAAAAATTAACCATTCCACACTTTCCACTCTTTTCCAAATGGATGTTGGTCTGCATCACTAGGCATATTACCTATTGGAATCACTTCATCTTGTAATTGTTTAACTTTTTCCTTATATAACATAGTTTTTAGCTTAACATCAGTTGATTCTTTAAAAAATACTGTAGATGAAAACCACCCAAACATAACCAAATTCATCATTAAATCGTCATGTGAATTATGATCTGCTTCATAAGATGATCCTTTTGCTATAAATGTACTCATTTCCCTTATAGTTTCTTCATCATGTATTATTAATTTCTTTTGTTCCATTATATCTTTTATATTAGAACAACCTATTCTTTTAACCTTTCGAGTCATAGTTACACCAATAGCATTAGCTTTAATCATAGACTCTACAAATACATTTTCATATTCTAAATCATAATATAAACCATTACATACTACCTGACCAGCATCATTTGATTCTACTACAACATAAGCCATATTATAATATGTAGCGTATTTGTATAATAAATCTGGGAATAATAAAGGTGACATCATATTATCTCTAAATATACATACTTGTTCAAATGGATTTTCACTTACATCAATGACGGTGAATGTTGAATAGTCTTGGCCTCTTCCCTTTGATACATCCACTGTTATTATATAATTATGATCTTCTATAGGTTGTTTATATATTTTTACATTATTTTGTTCTTCAGCTGGGTTTCTTGCTCTTAAAGCTAATAATACTTCAGCTGATATTAATGTATTACCAGTACCATGAAATGAATTACCAAACTCTTGGTCAAATTGTAATGGTGAAGTATTATCAATAGTTGTTTGTTTCCATGCATCATCTCTTCCAGGTACATCCCACCAATCAACTCTATATGGAACAAATTCATTTGTTTTTTGAATAGCTCCTTCATATAACTTATGATACATATTACCTATACCATTTGCTGTAGATGTAATAATAACCTTAGATGTTTTACCACCCGAGATTACAGGATATGTTGAAGTATAAAACTCAGCAGCATTATCCACGAATGCGAACTCATCAAGGTACACTAAGTTAAGTGACATACCACGAATAGAGCTTGATGATGTGGCTGATGCTATAAGTCTTGAATTATTAGAGAATGATATGGATTTTTTATTAAGAACTGTACATCCTGGCTGTAGAAAGAATGGTAAATTCTCTAACATTAGAGTAATCCTACCTAACATTTCCCTAGCAATTGTTTCTTTATTAGCTAGAATACCTACTACTTGTTCACCTTTAAATATAGCATACCATAATAGATAAGCTACAACAGCAATTGATTTACCGCTTTGACGACATGCAAGAACAATATTAAATCTATTCTTT